GGAGCCGCTATGGTTCCAAATAAGATGATACATAGATATGATGATTTGGGAAATCTATATTATGTATTTTTCTCAAAGGAGTCAATAAAGAAGATGGCTGATAAGTTCTTGAAGGAAAAAAGAACTGATGAGACATCAATAGAACATAATGGTTTGAAGTTAGGAAGTGATAAAGTTTATATAACTGAATCATGGGTATCTGAGGACGAAGTATATGATAAATCAAGTAAGTATGGATTCTCTTTACCTGCTGGAACATGGTTTGTTTCAATGAAGGTAAATGATGATCGTGTATGGAAACTTATAAAAGAAAAAGCCCTTACAGGCTATTCTGTGGAGGGTCTATTCGCAGAAAAATCAGTTTTCTCAAAAGAAGACAAACAAATAAACCAAATAAAACAATTACTTAAATCAATAAAAGATTATGACAAGTAAAGAAGCGATTAAAAGAATAATGAATGTTCTATCCTTCACCAGTCAAAAGTTTTATGAGTCAAAAACCGAACAAGGTGTGGCTATGAAAATGGAAGATGAGTTAGAGGTAGGAAAAGTTCTTTATGTTGTAACTGACGAAGGTATGATTCCTGCTCCAAGTGGTACTCACAAAATGGAGGACGGCACTGAAATCGAAGTTGATGAAATGGGTTCTGTTTCTAAAATCAAAATGGGTGATTACACCTATGAAACTGAGGATGAAAAATCTGAGGAGAAAAAAGAAAAAGAAGGCATCATCGATGAAGAAATGGCTGAATCCAAAGAAATGGAAATCCAAATGGAAGATGGAGACATCAAACTAAAAGACGGAGGAGTTCTTAGATTAGCAAGCGATTCTATGGAGTCTGGCGTGTTAGTTAAAAAAGTTAGTTATGATGGTACTTTATCAGCAATCTCTGATGGGACTTATGAAACAAGTGGAGGTAAGATGTTGAATATTGTTGGAGGTCAAATTCAAGGCGTTCAATCAAAAGCAGCATCAGAAGCCAGAGGTGGTAAGTTCGTAGAGGCAAAAACTGCTGAGGGTGCTATTGTTGATTCCCCAACTTATGATGTTGGAGAACCAATAGAATTAGTAAAAGACGATGGTGAAAAGGTTAAAGCACCAGATGGAGAACACCAAGTGATGTTGAAGGATTCCGAAGGAAAAGAAGTCAAAATCAGAGTTATGGTGAAGGACGGAATGATTGTAGAGAGAGAAAATGTAGAAGAGAAGGCTGATGATTTTTCAGCACTTGCTGAAGCATTCGCATCTACAATTAAGCGTTTGGAAGCAAAACTTGATGAGATGGCTAAAAAGAATGAGGTTCTTGAAGCAAAGTTTAGAAAATTCTCTAATGAACCTGCTGGTTCAAGAGTATTAAAAAATCAACCAATAAACAACGAATCTATTTCCTCCACTTATAGTAAGGTAGAAGGATTTAGAAGGTTACGAGAGAGTATATCTCGATAATTAAATAAAAATAAAATAAAAAATAAGATGAAAAAAAATCTTTCAAAATTGAATTTCAGTTATGATTTGGGTGGTCTATCAACCTATGTAGATCAGTTAAATGCTGACATCATTTCAGAAGCGGTATTGTCCCCTGTAACAATGGATTATGTGAATGTCCAAGTTGGTATCAAAGGAACAATGAATGTCAATTTGCTTTCTGAAACACTTTCTGTTCAAACAGGAACAACTTGCGGATGGAACAACGCAGGAACAGTAGAATTTACAACTGCTCCAATCACAGTTCAAGCATTAAAAGTAAATCAATCACTTTGTCTTCAAGAATTGAATACTCTTTGGTTAGGTCAGTATTTGAACGCTGGTTCTTACAACGAACAAGCACCATTTGAGCAGGCTATCATCGACCTTCAAACAAGACAAATCAAGAGATACAACGAAGACCTATTGTGGAACGCAAGTTCAGGAACTTCAACATTCTCTGGTTTTAGACAACTTTTGTCAGGAACTACTGGTGTTGTTAAATTAACAGGTCAAACTGCATTATGTTCTGTAACAGGTTCTTCTGCTGTTGAAAAAGCAAACTCTGTTTTGGCTCAGGTTGATAACCTAATCAACTCTATGGATAGAAACATCTATTCAAGAGAAGACATCGTTATCTTTATGAGTGAGCAACAGTTCAAGTGTTACTTGACTGCTGTTAGAAATGTAAATAACTTCTACATTGACTCATCTGTAAATAAATTAGGTTCTGTTCATACTATCTTCCACCCACAAACTAATTACAGAGTGGTAGGAGTACCAGGTTTGAATGGTTCTAACCTAATCGTGTTAGGTCCTCAGCAGTATTTCTTAGTAGGAACTGACTTAGTTTCTGATGAAGATTCTTACAGAGCATGGTGGTCACAAGATTTCCAAGAGGTTAGAATGATGGTTGCTTGGAAATTAGGAACTGCTATCGCATTCCCTCAGTTCTTCGTAACTAACGGATTGGCTTAATAACCAACAAATTATGTGGAGGGGATAAATACCCCTCCACTTTTATACAAATAAACAGAAAAATATAACTATACATATAATGGCTTGTAATTTAACAGCAGGTATTCAGTTAGGATGTAGAGACAACACAGGTGGTCTTGCCACTTTGTGGATCACAGATTACACAAATGTGACTTCTCTTACTCAAAGCACAGGTGATACCATTACTGCAATATCAGGAACAGGAACATTTTATGAATTTCAACTGATAAGAACCTCATCACAACTAACTGAAACAGTGAATGCTTCGTTAGAAAATGGTACAGTTTTCTACCAGGGAGAAATCGTAACTTATTTCAACAAACTTGGTCAAGACAAGAGAAACATCTTGAAGACCCTTGCTCAATCACAGAGATTAGCAATTGTGGCGGAAGATAATAATGGTCAATATTTCTATTTGGGTCAAACCTATGGTTGCTTCATCAGTGCTGGAACATCAGTAACTGGTAAAGCATTGGGTGATGCGAATGGATACAATATGACATTCCAATATCTCGAACCAAATCCAATGAATCAACTGTCAGGTTCCTTAGCATCAATCGCTCAGGGTATCACAGTTCAAGGATAATAAATGAATATTCAACATGGGGAGCAAACACTCCCCATGTTATATTTAATTGATATGCTGATAATCAAAACCAAACAGAGAAATTCCCTTGTTGTAACGGTATCACAAAACTCAACGATTCCAAATCCTGAGTGGTTATTCTCTTTTACACACATTTTTTCTAAACAACAAGTTAGATTTATTCCGACTGATATATCTGTTACAAGAAGCAGATATGATGAGTTTGAATTTATTGAAGGAACTGGTGTTGGTGAGATTGCATTTCCTTATGAGGGACAATATAACTATGCTATATTTCAACAACCTGCTGGATCGGGAAACTTAAATCCTACATTATCAGATGGTGCTGTTGAATATGGAACAGCGGTTGTAATTGTATCATCAGCAGATACTACAAATGAATACTATGTTGAGTTTATTTCAGACAATGAGTTTAACTCAAATTACATATTTGCCCCAAATGAGTTGAATCCACCATCACCATCTCCAACACCAACTCAAACTGCAACTCCGACCCCAACACCAACTCAAACTGCAACTCAAACTCCTACTCCTACACAAACACAAACTCCAACTCCATCAGTAACAGCGGGACAAACTCCGACTGCGACTGAAACACCTACGCCAACTCCAACTCCAACAAATACAGGAACTCCTACTCAAACTCCTACAAACACAGAAACACCTACACAAACACCTACACAAACTCAAACACAGACACAAACACAGACACAAACTCAAACGCCTACAACTACAACTACTTTAACTGCAACTCCAACACAAACTCCAACTCCAACACAGACACAAACTCAAACCCAAACCCAAACCCAAACTCCAACCCAAACTCAAACTCCAACCAATACTGCTAGTCAGACACCAACACCAACACAAACTCCTTCTGGTACTCCACCATATTCTAATATAAGATTTTGGATTGATGCATCAGATGAATCAACAATAACCAAAGATGTGAATAACAAAGTTTCTCGATGGAACGACAAAGGACCTTATGGATATGATTTGATACAATCAAATTCTAATAATGAACCTTTATACACAGCATCTACATTGAATCCACAAGTCACAAGCATAAATTGTGTTTCATTCAATGGACAAAATACAACAGGTGGAACATTTATGTCTGTTTCAGGTATTTCATTCTCTGATACTGGTTATACATATATGTTTGTTGCGGGTATAAGTAGAAATGAGGTGGAAGGTTTTGCATTCTCTATGGATGGACCTACCTCTGAACCAAATTTAGATTCCAACTATTATTTATATTCTCAAAATCAGGGTGGAGGAACTGATAGAGTTTATGTCGGTGCTGTTGGTGATAATTGGTATGCCAATTTGCCAGAGAATTCTGGTGATACAATTTCAAGAGCATCAGGATTATTCTTGGGTGTGGTTACTGGTACGACAACTGGTAATTCACAAGCCCAATTAAATGGTATTACATTGACGACCAAAGATACAGGAACAACCACAACTACCATTACATCTATTGCAGTTGGAGGTCAAACAGGATCTACAACACAATTTTTAGCCTTGTCTGAGGTAATGGAAATTATAGTATTTGATAAAATACTTGACCAAATTGATGTTGATTTGGTTAGGGCAGAACTTGAAAACAAGTGGTTATATTCTCAATGGTTGGTTACTCCAACTCCAACTCCAAGTGCAACTGCTACTCTAACACCAACCCCGACACAAACGCCTACACAGACACAAACACCAACACAAACTATTACTGCGAGTCAGACACCAACTTTATCTCTAACACCTTCTAATACACCTAATCCTGTTTGTCCTGAATCATTTGATGTGACTAATTCTACTAGTGTTGTGTTTGATAATGGAACTTATTTAAGACAATATTCAGCATCAGGTCAAACATTCCAACATGCTTATGTAGTAAAATCAGGTAGTAATAGTTATGTGGTTCTTGGAACAGCACCAAATGGTCAAAATTATAGTTTATTCCAATATCCGAATGGTGGGGATATCAACACAGTGTATTATGCGTTTAATACTGGTGGTAATGCAGAAGGTTGGGAAAGTATGGAACAAGCAGGAAATATTCTATCTTCGGGTTCTACTTGGATTGGTGGTTCAACTAACTTATTTAGTAATACTGGTTCAACAACATTTAATTCGGTAAATTATCCTGTTGCGGCTCAAAACCTACGAGGTTATATTACATATCCTGTTGTTTGTCCTACTCCAACACCAACATCAACACCTACTCAAACACAAACCCCTACGAATACTCAAACTCCAAGCAATACCCCAACAAATACGGGGACTCCAACTCAAACGCCTACGATTACATCTACGCCAACTAATACTCCAAGTCAAACTCAAACACAAACTCCTACGAATACCGAAACTCCAACTAACACACCAACACCGAGTTCAACACCACCACCATTCAGTCCATCAGGTTTGACGAACTTACAATTATGGTTCTTATCAACAAGTGGAGCATCAGTTTCATCTTGGACTAACTATGGATTATTGGGTGGTTCAGTCGGTCAAGGAACAGCCGCAAGACAACCACAAATAATTACAGGAACATTAGGGTCATATACAGGACAAACAGTTCAATTTACAAGTAGAGATTATATGCAAGGGTCATTTACTTCAAGAAATTACTCTTCATCTACGGTATTCTCTGTTGTAAAGATAAACTCTACGGATGCTACTGGATGGTCTATAGACTTATATTCTGCAGGAGCAAATAATTCTTCTTGGGTATGGCAATCAAGAAACACTGGTCAAACCTCAATCGTTTATAAAAATCCAGGTACTTCAACATCACCAAATAGAACAATTAGTCCTCTATTGTTGGGGACATCAGGTACAACAGGTTCATTCTTTACAGCATCATTTAATGATGTTTTAGGAACAAGTGGAACAACAACTTTTACAGGAACAACGGCAACATTATTTGATTTTGGTTATGACCCTGGCTCATCAACATCAACTAATATAGAGGTTTATGAGCAATTGGTTTATAACAGGGTATTGACCTCAACAGAATATGGTAATGTAATGAACTACCTTAAAACCAAATACCAATATAATACTTGGTAATGATGGAACTGAGAAATTTAGATATTTATAGATATGGAAGAAAAAAAAATAGATAGTGATTTATTCAGAGTGTTTCAAGGACAGCAAGCACGAGTACCAATCATTGAAGAACAGCCAGGATACAACAATAGAACGCCATGGGTGTTTTATGGTATCGCAAACCTTGCTCCCCAAGAACTAATCCGTCTCTATAACACATCTCCGACCCACAGAGCGTCTGTAATTTCAAAGCATTATGGAGTTAGAGGAGAAGAAATATCGTTGAGGGACGGGGACAATGGTCGTATTATGATGGTTAATTCATTAGGAGATACCTTATATGATCTTTGGAATAAATGCACTTTGGATTTTATTCTTTATGGAGCATTTGCCATCAATATAGTTTATAAAAGAGATAGGGATTTAGGTTTTGAAATGTATGCTATGGATACATCAAAATTGAGAGCAGGTAGAAGTGACATAAATGACCATGTAAATGATTACTATTATTCTTCTGATTGGGCTAATGTTAAAAAATTCCCACCGAGAAAATTACCATCAATGAATTTCAATGATGATGACCCATCTCAGGTATTCTATTATACAACACACTCACCTGGCAACGAATATTATGCTACACCTACTTATTGGGGAGGTGCTACAAGTATTGCCACAGAGGTAGAAATATACAACTGGTTCCACTCAAATATTGTGAATGGATTACAACCATCTTTATTTGTGGCTCTCAATTCAGGTATTCCAGCACCCGAGCAGCGCAATGAAATCTATGAGACACTTACCGCAAAATATGGTGGAAGTAATAACCCTGGTAAGTTGATGCTGACCTTTGCTAACTCAAAAGAGGAAGCACCTGAAATCACATCAATCGGGACAAATGGAACTGATACGATGTTTATTGAATTGGCAAAAAAGGTTCAAGAAGCAATCCTCACATCTCATCAAATCTCCTCACCTGAATTATTGGGTATTAGAACTCCTGGTGCTCTTGGGCAGCCGAATCACCTCGAAGCAATGGATCATTTCACCCACCTCGTAATTCAACCGATTCAGCGTGAAATCAAAACTGTATTCGAGAAGTTATTGAGATTGAGAGATGGAAAACCAGCAGAAATAGAAATTAAACAATTTGAAATGGTGACCATTCCTGACGCAGCACCTGTTGAAACAGTTGATGTGAATAAGGATGTTGCTGTTGATGAAGATAAAAATGAAACTCTAATATAAGAATGTCAGCACTAATTCCTCAAAATGTCCTATTGGTCAGTGAGACCAAGATAAAAAACTTTACAGATATTGACCAAAATGTTACGAGTCAGGTGATTTTACCATTTATTTCGGTAGTTCAACAAACCAAACTCGAATATATTATTGGTGGAAAATATTATTTACAGTTATTAGATGGAGTTATCAATTCAAATTTGAGTACAAATGACCTCAATTTCCTTGAATATTTTGCGGCTCCTCTTGTTTTGTGGGCGGCTTATGCGGAATGTCTCCCAAGTGTATGGGGCAGAATTAAAAATAATGGTATCGTAAATGGTGCGGAACAATCTGTAACTCTAAAAGAGATGCAGTGGTTTGTTGAGAAGGCTTCCGAGAGGTCTCAATTCTTTGAACAAAGAATGATTGAACAAATCATTTGGAACTCTAACCTTTATCCTGCGGTATTCAACTATTCAACTAATAATGGAATGATGCCACATTTGGGTAAAAATTACTTCTCAGGTGTAGAACTGACTAATGGTAGATTTTCAGGTTATGATATAGCATCAGGAATGCAAAGAGCAGGTATTTCTTATTACAGTGGTCCTGAGTATGCTTGTCTTTGGGGGTATTAAATTATAGGAAATGAACGAAACTTTAATATTACTTATTTCAAATGGATTGACTGCGATAGCAGGTTGGTTTGTAGGTCGTAAAAGACAACAAGCAGACACAGATAATCAGGTATTAAAAAACCTTGAAATATCTGTGAATTTGTATAGACAGATTATTGACGATTTGAAAAGAGAAATTGAGTCGTTAAACATAAAGGTTCAGGAATTGGAGAAAAAAATAGATGAACTCCATATTGAGAACAAAACATTAAAATCTAAAATAGGTTTGTAATATGCCAATTCCACAAAGAAAAAAAGACGAAGATAAAGACCAGTTTGTGTCCCGTTGTATTTCCTCAATTATAGACGAATACGGACAAGAACAAGCGTCAGCGATATGTTATACCCAAGCAGAGGAGAAAATGTCTGTATCGGTCTATAATGAAGCCGTGGAGGTATTTGTATTGAAGCCTAAGAAGTCAGAGAACAGAGGACGATATTTACAGAGATGTTCCGCTCATCCAAAGATGAAGGAAGAGTTCAAAGATATGAAGGAGCGAATGGGTCAATGTCTCAACGCATTCAACTCATATTACAAGTATTGGGCTCGTTTGGAAGAGTTTGGGGAGAAGGATACAAAAGGAACAATACTTGGAGATTGTATAGCCAAGAAGAAGGCACAGGGATTAGATTACAAAGAGTCGTATGCCAGATGTGCATCGAAGGTTGTTGTCTCATCAGGACCAATATCTTTGAATGAGGATAATTTGTTGATTGAACCAGTGGAGTTTCAAGAGTGCCCACCAGCAACATTGGATATTCCATTAAACATTGCCAACAGACAGAAATGTATTGACCAAGCGAATTATGGTCCATTAGACCCTAATCTTCCAAATGAGGATTATTGGAAGGCAAAGGCTGATAGATTCAATCAAAAACCTGATGAAGCAAAAAAGGCGTTATGTGCTAATTGTGTTTTCTTTATCAAGACACCAGAAATATTAGATTGTATCGCAGCGGGGTTGGGTGATGTTGGAGTGGATCCTTATGATTCAATTAAAGCAGGAGATTTGGGATATTGTGAGGCGTATGACTTTAAGTGTGCGGCAAGTAGGACTTGTGATGCTTGGGTTGTAGGTGGTCCAATTACTGATTAAATAAATAAATTAAATAATAAAAATAAAAAAAATATGGGTTTTGCAATATCAAATACTTCGGCAGCAGCGGTAATTACTTCTATATCCACTCCGAGTAGCATTACAGGGGAATTGACCATTACAGGTGGAACTTTACCCCTAATTCAAGGTGACCTTATTAGTGGGTCAAACACAACAATAACAGATACTGGTGGGTCTCCTTTTGGGTCTATTGAGATGTTCTTACAACAGGGAGATGCTCAGATTGACACCTTTGTGAATAACACCTTATATTCAAGTGATAGATATGGGTCAGGTTTCATATCATTACAAACTCCAATAATTCAATCAGGAGATAGTTTGACTATGGCGGTATCAGATCCTGATTTTACTTGTTATGATTTCGGAACTGGCTTTAATGCTGACCCTGAAATTTTCAGACAACAGGCTGATGGTAAAATAGTTGTGGGTGGTTATTATACAACTTATCAAGGTGTAAGTGCTAATAGAATTGTAAGATTAAATACTGATTTTAGTATTGATGATACATTTGTTTATGGAACTGGTTTTAACACAGCGGTAAATAATGTGGCAATACAAACTGATGGAAAGATATTAGTTGGTGGTGATTTCGCAACATATAATGGAACAGCAAGAAATAGAATTATTAGATTAGAAACTGATGGTTCTATTGATACAACTTTTAGTATTGGAACTGGTTTTAGTGATGCGGTTTGGGCAATTACAATTCAACCTGACGGAAAAATATTAGTCGGTGGTGCTTTCACACAATATAGCGGTGTATCAAGAAGTAAAATTGTTAGATTAAATACAGATGGTAGTATTGATACAACATTCGTAAGTCCTGGAACTATCAACGGAACTATCTATGATATTGGAGTTCAACCTGATAATAAAGTTGTTATTGCAGGAGCATTTACATCAATTAGTGCTGTCACAAATAATAGAATTGCAAGGTTCAGTAGTACTGGTGTTATTGATAATACTTTTGCGACAGGTGGATTAAATGGTGGAGCATTTGTTGTGTTATGTGAGGATGATGGTAAAGTTGTTGTTGGTGGTGATTTCACAACTGTGAGTGGAGTATCAAGTAATCGTATCGTAAGGCTTTTGAGTGGTGGAACGATTGACGCTACTTTTAATGTTGGTAGTGGATTTACTCAAACTGGAGGTAATTGTCAGATATTGGATATTGCTTTAACTAATGGAAAGTATCTTGTAAGCGGTCAGTTCGGTTCATACAACGGAACTACTGCTAAAGCACTTGCCAGAATCAATAGTGATGGAAGTATAGATACAACCTTAAATCAGGGTTCTGGTTTCACTTATAATATCAGTGGATTCTCCCTACCAAGTATTCCATTATCAAATGGTAATATTGTTGTTGGTGGTGATTTAAGTGCTTACGATGGAGTTTCAACACCAGCAATCACAGTATTGACTCCATTTGGAGGTTTATTAAATTGTGACTAAATATTGATTACCAAGATACTATTTCTTATAATAGTTATTAGGGGGGAGGGTTTCAACTTTAGCAAGTTTATTTACTCCCATTTTTAATCTACTGAAAATTCCTCCCCCTAACCTTTTCCTATATTCCAAAAAGAAGTCAGACCTAAAAAATCTGACTTTTTTTATGTATTATACTTGACTACCGATAGGACTTTAACTATTATTGTAATATAAACAATAACAAAAATGGGAATGACAAAGAGATTACTTGAAGACATCGTGGAGGAAGAGATTTATCCGAGCGATATGGATTACGATTACCAACAATGGGTTGTGAATAAACAACTACAAGACCAATTAGAATACATGGAAAATTACATTCAAACTAAATCAGCATTTGAGGAGATGCTCGCAGACAAATACTAATATGGCACAAGACACACAAAGAACAATCGTAACACAGAATCAATTAGGTTGGGTTCAGAACTACACAAAACAGATTGGAGTAAATTTAACTCTCAAAGAAACTATTGGAATATGTAATGTGATGGTGGATTATTGTATGAACGGATACTCCAAAGAATTGGGAGAAAGATTGGATTCGATAGATAAATTTATCAAATCTAAATTTGAGGAATAATGGCTCGTCAAAAAATAGAAGTTAAAATAGGAGACAAATATGGTAGATTGACTATTCTTCAAGAGGTTGAGAAATATATTCTACCAAGTGGAAAAAGTATAAGACAATTCAGATGTAGTTGTGTATGTGGTAATGAAAAAAATATACTTTTAACTAATTTAAGAAAGGGTTATACAACTTCCTGTGGATGTTTTAATAAAGAAAATATAAAAAATTTGGCGAAAGAGACACTTACAAAGCATGGTAAAGTATGTCATACATTATACGCAACTTGGGTTGAAATGAAACAAAGATGTAGTAATCCTAACAATAAAGATTACAAAGATTATGGAGGTAGAGGTATTAAAGTTTGTGATAGATGGATAAACTCATTTCCTAATTTCTTAGAAGATATGGGAGAGAGACCAAATAAACATTCAATAGACAGAATAAATAATGATGGAAATTATGAACCTTCAAATTGTAGATGGGCAACTGATGAA